GATGGAATTTATGACGAAGAGCTAGGAGAAGACGTCCAAAAAATATATATTCTTGTAACAGTTCAAGCTTTAGGAAGTGACGGTAATGGTAAATTCCGTGCATTATTTAGGACATCGCCATTTATACAAAACACAGATAATTTGCAACACGGAACTGATGTAGTAATTAGAGAAAAGTACAGTCAATGCAGGATAACAGGACACGATTTCTTAGACATAGGAACAGGTAATTTTGTAGATACAAATTATCCAAATTTATATTCAGATGGCGAATTTTTTGAAATTATCCCTGCGAACGAAGTATTTGAAACTAACGGAGGAAGAGTTTTTTATACATCAACAGACCAGGATGGAAATTTTAGAGGTGGAGAACTATTTTCAGTAGAGCAAGCAACAGGAGTTGTAACTATAAGCGCCGATTTCTTTAATTTAGATGGATTATCAGAATTACGCTTAGGAGGAGTAAGATTAGGCGGAACAGGAACAGTTGTTAGAGAATTTTCAAGAGACCCTATATTTACTGAAGACTCAAATAATATTATTCCAACACAAAGGGCAATTACAACATTTTTAGCTAACAGATTAACCGAAGGTGGATCTGAGATAGAAACGAATGATATAACTGCAGGATTGATTAAAGTTGGTACAGAAAACAATATTATTGCACATACTGCTGTAGGCTTCAAAATATTATTTCCTAAAAAAGTTAATTTCGCAGGAAATATTAACACAGGAATAGCTGGACATATGCTTGCTCAAGCATATTTCCTTCGCACAATTGATTCAACAATTGGATAATACCTTTTAGTCAATAAATACATAATAACAAAGGTTGGAGTAAAAATACATGGCAGAATTTAAACTAGGAAGAATTAAATTTGTTTGGAAAAACAGCTGGACACAAAATACACAATATTATAAAGATGATGTTGTACAAGATGGCAATCGCATTTACATATGTGTTCAAGGACATGTAAGTGCATCTAATTTTGCTACAGATTTTAACATATCTCCGGCTAAATGGAATGTAATGAGTGATGGTCAATCTTGGAAAGGAGATTGGCAAACTGCAACAGGATATAAGTTAAACGATATTGTTAAATATCAATCTAATTTGTATATAGCAACTTCAGAACATACATCTGCAGTAAATTTTACAGACGATGCAGCAAAATGGGATTTATTTGCAACAGGCTTAACATGGAAAAATACATGGACTATTTCTACAGATTATTTTGCTAATGATTTAGTAAAATATGGTGGTAATACATATATTTGTATAACAGCACATACTTCTTCAGATAGTTTAATTAATGGTTTAGAATTAGACGCTAATAAATGGCAATTATTCGCACAAGGATTAGAATATAAAAATGATTGGATTACATCATTTAGATATAAAGTAAATGATATTGTGAAATATGGTGCAGGACTTTATATTTGTACTGCATTCCACACGTCATCTACATTTGATGTAGATATTTTAAATTGGGATAGTTTTGTAGAAGGTATAAAATTTGAGGATGAATGGGTTTATACCACACTATACCAACCAGGAGACATTGTAATTTGGGGTGGATATCAATATATTGCAGTAAGACAAAACTCTAATGTAAAACCAACTGCATCTATATTAGATTGGCAAATTTTTTCAAAAGGCCTAGTATTTAAAGGAGAATGGGGAGAAGATTCCTCTAATCAAGAATATTTAGTGGGAGAAATTGCATCTGTAGGAGGATATAACTACATTGCAACAGTTGACAATTTAGGATATGAACCTGGAAGAACAGTAAATTGGGAAGATTATTGGACTTTATTATCACCAGGATTCGAATGGCGAGGAGTTTGGGAAGATGATAGATATTATGTAGAAGGAGATGTAGTAAGGTACGGCAGCTCGTCATACGTTTGTATTAATTCACATATCTCAGAAGGAGATGATTTTTCAACAGAAACTCTTGTAGATCCTGGAGGTGGTGCAGGTAGTTCACGACCAGATCAAGATATTACAGGAGTTTATTGGAATATTTTAGTTGTAGGTACAGAAACCGATGTACTTACAACTAAAGGTGATATTGTTTATTATGGTGGAGCTGGACCTACTAGATTACCAATTGGAACAGATGGGCAAGTTTTAAGTGTGAGTCCAGCAGGTATACCAGAATGGACATTTGTAGGCAATGCACCTGATGTTTACTACGTGTCGTCTACAGGCATTGATTTACCATATCCAGTAAGAGGTGGTTCAATAGAATCAACATGGGCAAGTATTAGATATGCATGCGAGCAAGTAGAAAAAGGAGCAAAAAACCCAAATGCTAGAATATTATTAGAATTAAACAGAGTCTTTATTCAACGAGAAACAGTAGAATGGACAGATTATCAAATTGCTAATAATATTGCACCATTTACTACATCATTTGATTATGATAGAGGCTACTGTGAAAGAGATATTGGATACATTGTAGATGCAATAATTTATGATCTAACACATGGCGGAAATGTGAAAATTAGAGAAGCTGCTTTAAGTTATTTAGAAAGAGCAACAAATACTTTTCTATACGAGCAACCAGCAGAGACAGTAGCAAGCTTAAATTATGCATTAGAAATGATGGAAGACATTCTAAATCAGAATGCAATATTTACTTATCAAGATCTTGACAGCGATAATTCGACAGCAATTGTAGATCAATATTTTAATTCAGCAATTGAAGCTGAAAATGTTATATCTACTATAACAAATCTAATGAAGCAGCTTACAGATGCTATAACAGATGGCACAGAAAACACAATACCTACAAGAATTGAGCCAAATACCCTCATTAGAATATCAACTGGAAGCTACGAAGAAGTTTTACCTATAATCGTGCCTGCTAGATGTTGTGTAATGGGAGACGAATTAAGATCTGTAACAGTTTCTCCAAGGACAGATAAAGCAAAGTTAATACCAAAAAGAGATGTAAAATATACGTACGAAGCTTATGCTAGATTACAAGATGTTATAGGAAACATTGTAACAGGACAATTAATTAGTAAAACTGCAGGTAATAACGAATCGCAATACACAGAATGGCCTACTGGCGGTTTATCTGAAGCTGCTACAGCAACTCAACTTGCCCGAATTACAAAAAGATTAGTCGATCATGGGCTTGGTACAAAATTAGAAACTATATATACACCTGCATATGATCTAACAACACCTCAGTTTGGATATGCACGAGATAATATACTACTGAATAAAGATTGGATAAAAGAAGAAATTTCTGCTTACATAAACACCGAATTTCCAAATTTACGCTATTCTCGAACTAAATGTAAACAAGATATTGGTTACATATTAGATGCGATTGCATTTGACTTAACATATGAAGGCAATTGGGCATCTATAACTGCTGGATTAGCATATTATGCAGGTAGAACAGGTAACTTCACAATAAATACCTTAGAAAAAACTGCAACAATTGATGCTTATAATTATTTAAGCAATATTTTACAAACTTTATCTACAAACAATACAGTTTCTCCTGCATATTATACTGGCACCGACCAGCAACAGTTATTAGGTCCGAATTCCGGTAATTCTACAACATCTAATGTAATTCTAAACCTTATGAATGATATTACAACAATAATAGATAATGTAGATAACACACCGATATTAGCCTATCCAACAATTACAGGTGCAGCAGCACAATTACAATCTGATGTTACAGATTTAGATGCAGAAATAACTGGTATACAAGAAAAAACTATTGATTTTATTATAACCCATTTTGGAGATTTTACATATAAAGGAAACTATTGTCGCAGAGACATTGGATATTTAATCGAAGGTGGAAGATATGATGCAGTTCTAGGATCTAATTTTTGGGGTATTCAAGGTGGCTTAGCTTATAATAGAGCACAAGCATCAAGAGTAAAAACTGAACAATCGTCGGCAGAAATAGGCTCTATAGAGTTTATAAGAGATAAAATTGCAGTAATCTTAGCATCTAATACAACTTTACTTAATTTAGCAAATGCAAGTTACAACGAATTATTAGACATATTCATAAATGGTGATACTTCAGCAGATGCAATATCTTTATCGGAGCCTGGTGTTATTGCTGCACGAGCAAACGCTAAAAATTTATTAATTTTAAATCGTGCATTTATAATTAGCGCAGTAAGAACTTATATAGAAACAACTTATTCAACATTCTGGAACGGATTAACGCCTGCTCAACAAACTAAATGTCAAGATGATATAGGTAGAGCTTTAGACGCATTCACTTATGATGTAAATTATGATACATCAGTTGGAGGCGACGGATGCAACATAGCAACAAGAAATGTAGCAAGAGCATTATTTAATAATATATCAGGAGCTTGTGTTTATACAGATGCTAATCAAAGAAGTATCGGTGTATCTATGTACACATACTTAGGTAATGTTTGTCAGAGTGTAATCTTAGAAACATTTGGCGGACAATCTACTACAGGTTCTCCGGGCACAAGTGTCGAAGGCGATAAAATGGATGATTTAGCAGTCATTTTAACTGATGTGCTAACAGCAAATGATATTACTACACTTGCAGCAGAAGTTACGCCTGATATTACTTGGACAAGTGCAGAGACGCAAACTCTTGCCGCATCTATTGTAACGGAATCAACTACAATTACAAATGATACTCTACAATTTATAACTACAACATACAGTGGCTTTGACTTTGATCACGAAAAATGCTCTAGAGATTTAGAGATGATAATGAAAGCAGCAAGCTATGATTGGTGCACAGGCTCAAATGGTATGAGTATAATTACAGCTTATAGCTATTTACGTCAACCGTCTGCAAAAGTTTATGGAAACCAAAAAGATGCTACAATAGCAGCAAATTATTATGCGAGAAATTTAGCAAAAACATTTGTATCAAATGCAAGTTCAGTTTTACAACTTGATAATACTTTTGAACTTGTAAACGACATATTATTTGCAGCTACTAACGAAGCTAAAAATGCTTCAGTAGATAATCCAGATACTTACGGAGCTATTAAATTATTAGAATTAAACAAAGAATTAATTGTAGAAGAAGCAGTAGCATATGTAAATAATTATTTTAAAGATACGAACATAACTATAACAAGTAGCATATTATCTGTAACAAATACAAATTGGCTAAGCTTAAATATGCCAATAATTTTTACAAGCGAAACAACAGACCTTACAACAATAGGATTAAACCAAACTGTCTACGTAAAAGAAATTTTAAGTAGTACAACCTTTACAGTAAGCTCAACAATAGGAGCAACTGCAGCAAGTTTGCCTGATGTAATTGTTGCAGACAATATTAATATAGAAAAAGAATACATATTTAATAGCACACTTTGTAGAAGAGATATAAGAACAATTGTCGATGCTATGAAATGGGATCTCCAATATCCTAAACAATATAGAAGATCTTATTCTTTAGATACTTTGTTATTAACTTACAGTTTCAGTTTTGAGCAAGCTGCAAATTACAAAACAAAATTAGCCGCTAGATATTATCTTAATGCTGTCATAGGGTCGCAAGAAGAAGATATGTATTATTTAAGGAATGGTACAGGCTTAAGATTGCAAACAGTTAAGGGGTTAAATGGAGACCTATCTCCAGTAAATGAATATGGAACCAGTAGACCTACTGCTGGTGCCTATGCATCATTAGATCCTGGTTGGGGACCAGATGACGAACGAGTGTGGATTACTGAAAGATCTCCTTATGTTCAAGGGGTTACAACATTTGGTAGAGGAGCTGTTGGTCAAAAGATAGATGGTGCTTTACACAACGGAGGAAACGATTCAATAGTTTCTAACGATTTTACACAAGTTATTAGTGACGGAATCGGTGCCTGGATCACAAACAATGGTAGAGCTGAACTGGTTTCAGTATTTACGTACTATGCCCATATTGGTTACTTAGCAGAAGGTGGCGGAAAAATAAGGGCAACAAATGGTAACAATTCGTACGGTGAGTTTGGATCTGTTGCTGAAGGTGTAGATATAACTGAAACTCCTGTAACTGCTATAGTTGATAATATTTTACAATTTAATGCAGCAATAGGCGAAGTTCCTGTAGATGGTGATAAAATTATAAACTTAGAATTCAATCATGCAGGTAATGATTATACAGAAGCACAAATTGATGTATTTGGATCAGGATCGGGTGCTGTTGTAGAAGTTGACGAATTTAGAGATGCTGCTGTAAATAGAGTTAGAATTTTAGATCCTACTGTAGAAGGTAGCGAACTAGGTGGTACAAAATATACTCTAGAATCAAATACTGCTCAAACAGGAACATTAACAAGTATAACTCTTGCTGCAACAGATGGTAATCCAGATAGTGCTTATCCTGGAATGAGAATTGTTATTATAGGAGGCGTAGGCGTAGGGCAATATGCTACAATTACATCTTACAATTCCGGTGCTAAACTTGCTGCAGTAGAAAAAAATGACGGAACACCTGGCTATGAGCATTTGGTGCCAGGAACACCTATTGTAGCTACTAATGCTACATCAGTTTATCAAATAGAACCACATGTAACATTTTCTGCTCCGCCTTTTTATTCATACTCGCATGAAACAAATGTAGCAGTTACAAGTTCAGATATACAGTTTTGTAAAACAGCTTTAATTTATAATAGTGTAACTGGAACGATAACGAGCAAAGCAGGACTTGGATGTACATTTGATGTTACAAGGAATGGTAGCAAATATACAGTTTCTATTGCAGACGGAGGAACAAATTTTTCTAAAAACGATACTATCCAAATTTTAGGAACAACACTAGGAGGAGCATCTCCTAAAAATGATTTAACACTTACTATTACAAGTGTAAATTCCACTACCGGAGCAATTACGCATTTTGATCAATCAGGATTAGGATTGAGTGGCAGTTGGATAATGACACAAAATGCTAGTACAAGTATTTTAGAAAGTTTAGACGGAGAAACATGGACAACAACAGCTCTTGGTGGTACATCAACTGGTCCAGTAGCAATAGCAAATGGTTTTATAAGTGACGGATCTACTACACTAAAACAAAGTTCTACAGTCATTGTTACCCAAAGTTCAGCAACTAATCAAGTATATTATTCTAATGATAATATTACATGGAATGTAACATCTTTACCAGGAGGACCATACAATAGTAAACCATCCTTAGTATATGGATTAAACAATTTCTTTTTAATTTTTGAAAATTCTCGACATGTATTTGCATCTAACGATGGAGGAGCTAACTGGATACAGTATGCTACTGTTCTACCAAGCACAGGATTCATTGGACTAACTTTTGGTGCAGAAAGACTTGCTGCAATTCTTCCTGGATCTACTGATGCTGTTTATGCTGAATACCAAAATCCTGGTTTATGGTATACAACTGTATTACCTGGAACTTATACTTGGAGTAGTATGTGTTTTGGTAAAAATAGATTTTTAGCTGTGTCTTCCGGATCAAACAAAGCTGCATTCAGTTTAGATAGGGGAGAGACGTGGGTAGAATCAGACATACCATCGATTGACGGGTCAACAGTTGCAGACATAACACAAGTTAAATATAGTCAAGGTTTATTTGTAGCTGTTGCAAGTGAAAATGTAGCAACATCTACAGAAATTAATGCTATTCTTATTACAGAAGATGCTGTTAATTGGACAGTCCAAGGAGTGGATAGTAATCCTGCGATAGATAGCCATGGATTTGAATCTATTGGCTTTGGTAATCCTGATCAATCTCATTATTGGATCGCAAAAGGAAGTGGAAGTACAACTTTAATTTCAAAAATATATGCAGGAACGCAAGCATTTGGTAGAGCAAGTGTAGCATCTGAAAAAATATATGAAATTAGATTAGTAGAACCTGGAAGTGGTTATATAGATGGTGCGCCTACTATAACTATCGTAGATCCAAATAATGTCTATGATGTTGAAGTAGCAGTAAGAACAGGCAATGGTGCCCTTGCAAATCCAACAATAATAGATGGAGGTAATAATTACTTATCTGCTTCTGCAGATGTTGCACCTAATTTTTCAGACGGCTATGCTGACTTTTATCAAAATGGAAATTATGTTGCAGTCAGGAGATTAAGCACTTTACCAGTTCCTGGATCTAATATAGTATTTGATCATTTACCAAATGCTGTTTATAAACTTGTTAATACTGTATCTTTATTAGGAGATACTGATGGTAGCTATTCAGGATTTTTAAACTTATCTCCTTCATTAGAAGTAAGTGAATCACCTGAAAATGATACACTAGTAACAATGCGAATAAAATATTCACAGGTTAGATTAACAGGACATGATTTCTTAGATATCGGTACAGGAGGTTTTGAATCAACAAATTATCCAGGTTTACCATTAGTTGATCCAGATCAAACACACGAAACAGTTGAATCAAATGGCGGTAGGGTATTTTATACTGCAACTGATCAAGACGGAAATTTTAGAGTAGGTGGTTTATTTAGTGTAGAACAATCAACTGGTATTGCAACTTTAAATGCAGATGCATTCAATATTGCAGGATTGCAAGAACTAACACTTGGAGAGGTTACGCTAGGAGGAAATTCGGCAAGTATTAATGAATTTTCTACAGATCCATTTATGAGTGCAAACTCAGATACAGTTGTACCTACACAAAGAGCAGTAAAAGCATATATAGAAGCACAAATTGGTGGTGGTGGTGGCTCCTTAAATGTAAATACAATAACAGCAGGTGATGTCTTTATTGGTACTAATGTCATAACTAGTGTAACAGGTACAACAATAAACATTAATGCAGTGACAGAATTTAGAGGCGGTGTATTAGGTTATCCGCTTGCATATAGTTTGTTTTTTAGATAAATATATTAGGAGAATTTATAATGGCAACAGGAGTTTTAGGTAGCGCAGATTTAGGCGCTAACACCGATACAGCAATTTATCAAGTGCCTGAAAGTACATTTTCAGTTGTAGCGGTAAACATAGTTAATAGAGGAATAGCACCATGTCGTGTTAATATTGCTCTATCAGCTAGTACATCACCAGCAGGCGATGAGTACATCGAATATCAAACAGAACTTTTACAAAACGGTGCTATGGAGAGAGCAGGTGTGGTTTTAGAAGAAGCAAGATATGTAGTAGTGCGATCAGATGCTGCAAGCGTTACAGCTATGGTGTATGGAATTGAAACATCTACTCTGTAATTTAAAGGAATACTAATGGCAAGATATATTACAAGTGGAACTTTTCCTACCGGTTTAGGAGGATTAACATTCCATGAAAGAAATATTACTACTCAATCAAGTCCAGCAAATCTATCTTTTTACGACAACGGTCTTGAAATAGGTGATCCTGCAGGTAATATTGCAGTTCTAACAACAACTGAATTTACAGATAATAATGAATTAAGATTTGCTGATGCAGCAGGCGCATATCAAGGATTTAAAGCTCCTGCTAGTGTAGATACGAGTGTAACGTACACTTTACCATCTAGTGATGGTGCTAGAGCAGGACAAGCTTTGACAACTGATGCAGCAGGAACTTTATCATGGCAATACCATGCATACACTTACTCTATCGAAATTGCAAGCTTTAATGCAGAACTATGGAAAGCTTATTTTATAGATACTACTACTGCCCCAATAATTGCTACACTTCCAAGTTCGCCTGCATTAGGAGATACAATTAGATTTTTTGATGTTGCTGGAAATTTTGATACAGCAGCATTAACAATTGCAAGGAATGGAGGCCTAATAATGGGCGATGCAGCAGATATGACAGTTACAACTGTAAATGCAGCTTTTGAATTAGTTTTTAGTAATACTACTTACGGTTGGAGGATAATTACAGTCTAATGGCAAATTACGGTAGTTATAAAAAAATATTATCTGATCAATTTTTAGATAACTCAATTACTAGTGATAAAATAGAATTAGGAGCAGGAAAAAATTCTGCTGTTCTTTGGATTTATAACGCTAGGGCGCATGCATGTCATCATTGTGCAAATCGGGGCAGTTGCTGCGAACAAGCAAATGGAAAATGTTGTTTGTGGACGGTACCAGAATATACATCTTGTGTTACTTTTGAGATTTGGTCAGGTGGAGGTGGTGGAGCAGGACACACCTGTTATAATTGCTGTAGCTTCAGTATTGGAGGTGCAGGTGGTAATTATGCAATAAAAACTATAAGGACTTGTCCTGGATGCCAGTACACTATTTGTGCAGGAGGCAGTTGGCCATGTGCAAAAAGCCATACTTGTAGTGCAGGTATGGGATGTAGGTCATATGTGACTGGATACAATTTATCTAATTTCTGTACCACAGGTGGTTGTGGCGGATGGATGTGTAATGGAGAGGCATGGCTTTGTTGCAATGGTCGGCATTTTAATAACGGTTGTGCTAATTGTAACATATGCAGTTCGTTCGGTGCAGATTTTGGTATTAGTGGCACTACTGGTTTTAAAACAGGACAATCAATGTGTAGGTGTAATGGAAGTACGAGTTTTACAGGATCAGCACCATATATAGGACTCATGCAATCAGCATCAGCTACTGAAGCATGGTGTTCTTGTGGTTGTTATGTTAATTGGCCTGCAGGTGGAGGTGTATCTGGTGTATCTAGTTACTGTTGTACCTGGGCAAAAGCTTGTGCTGGTGGATCTGGTCAGGGTGGCTCAGGTATAGTAAAAGTTACATATTATTAAGGAAATCAATGGCAACCTACAGTAGCTATAAAAAAATTAGCGCAGAAAACTTAAATGATAACATAATATCTCAACAAGCTATTGCAAATGGCGCAAGACCGAAACTAAGTAGTTTTTTTATCTATAATACCAGAGGATTTATTTGTAGAAATTGTGCAAATCGCAGCAGTTGCTGCGAACAAGCAAATGGAAAATGTTGTTTGTGGACTGTACCTGATAAAGTTTCTAAGGTAACTTTTGAGATTTGGTCAGGTGGAGGTGGTGGAGCAGGACACACCTGTTATAATTGCTGTAGCTTCAGTATTGGAGGTGCAGGTGGTAATTATGCAACAAAAACTATATCAACTGCACCTGGATGCCAGTACACTATTTGTGCAGGAGGCAGTTGGCCATGTGCAAAAAGCCATACTTGTGGTGCAGGTATGGGATGTAGGTCATATGTGACTGGATACAATTTATCTAATTTTTGTGTAGTGGGTGGTTGTGGCGGATGGATGTGTAATGGAGATGCATGGGGTCCTAGGCATCATACAAGTGGCTGTGCAAATTGTAACATATGCAGTTCGTTCGGTGCAGATTTTGGTATTAGTGGATCTATGGGAATGAAAATAGGTCATTTGGGTTGTCATTGTAGCGGTGCTGACGGAACCTGGTCAGGAACAGCTCCTTTTATAGGAAATGTACAAGCAATAAATGCAACTGAAGCATGGTGTTCTTGTGGTTGTTATGTTAATTGGCCTTCGGGTGGAGGTATGTCTGGTGTATCTAGCTATTGTAATAACTGGGCAAAAGCTTGTGCTGGTGGATCTGGGCAAGGTGGCTCAGGTATAGTAAAAGTTACTTTTAATTAATAGGTTAATTTAATGGCAAATTATGCGAATTACAAAAGAATTACAGAAGAAAATATAGACGCATCGACCTGTAGTATTGTAACGTGCGACCACATAGCCGCAGGAGCAGGTAACGGATATGGTGTTCAATGGATATTTAACGCAAGAGCACATGATTGTAGAAACTGTGCAAATCGCAGCAGTTGCTGCGAACAAGCAAATGGAAAATGTTGTTTGTGGACTGTACCTGATAAAGTTTCACAAGTTACTTTTGAGATTTGGTCAGGTGGAGGTGGTGGAGCAGGACACACCTGTTATAATTGCTGTAGCTTCAGTATTGGAGGTGCAGGAGGCAACTATGCAATCAAAACAATAGCAACTGCACCTGGATGCCAGTACACTATTTGTGCAGGAGGCAGTTGGCCATGTGCAAAAAGCCATACTTGTAGTGCAGGTATGGGTTGTAGATCTTTTGTTACAGGTCACAATTTATCTAATTTTTGTGTAGTAGGTGGTTGTGGCGGATGGATGTGTAATGGAGATGCATGGGGTCCTAGGCATCATACAAGTGGCTGTGCAAATTGTAATATTTGTGGATCATTTGGTGCAGATTTAGGTATAATGGGCACAGTTGGTGCTAAACTTGGTCACGGTGCGTGTCATTGCTATAGGACTACCAGTTTTACTGGACAACCGCCTGTTATAGGTTTATGGCAAGGTACTAGTGCAAGTGATGCTTGGTGTTCTTGTGGTTGTTATGTTAATTGGCCTTCGGGTGGAGGTATGTCTGGTGTATCTAACTATTGTAATAACTGGGCAAAAGCTTGTGCTGGTGGATCTGGGCAAGGTGGCTCAGGTATAGTAAAAATTACTTTTTTATAAGTTCAATTATTGAGGAAAAAATTTTATGGACAATCCAAGAATAGAGCAAACGTTTACATACAAAGTTCCAGATGACTGGAGGAGCACAAGTTTTACCTTAGGTAAAACAGATACATGGACGTACCGTGGACCAAGATTTCTTACATTTGAAGTAAATCTAGAAGACGGAAGAGAAAATGGTTGGTGCCTAACAACCGCAGAAGAATTAGAACGTCCAGTTGCTCTAGACAGTGTACGGATTACTATAGATGCAACAGAATCAGATGACATGGCACTGCTAGCAGAAATTGGTAATGACTGTGGAAATCCAGATCAACTTCATTTACAGTTCACAAGAGAATGGGTTGATATATATAATGTAGAAGGATATATGCCAGTTCAAAAGCCAACGATTATGGTCCCGAGAGATATTTATGACGAATTCAATATTACTTACGATTTTGAAACTCAAGAATGGCAAATTCCAATCAAAAGCTGGACGTCAGACGTAATGGAAAATGTTACATGGGACAATATCAAAAGTACACGAGACAAATATTTATACGATTCGGACGGTATGCTAGCTGAAGATATGCCAGCAGCATTGAAACAAGAAATATTAACTTATAGACAACTGCTAAGAGACATGCCAACTGCATTAGCTGATATACCTCCTATATTTGCAGCACAAATGTTTCCTCCTGTTCCAGGATTTAAGCCAGGAATACAAGAACCTTAAGAATCTATTCATAAATATTTTTTTTAAAAGAACTATATTTATGAATAGACCAAAGGCATATTTTATCAATGGAGGTGCTGGCAGAACAATTTGTTCTATACCAGCATTTGAAAACTTACTAGAAAAATCACAAGATTTTATAATCGTTTGTGAAGGTGGTACTGATTTTTTTAAAGGACATCCTACTTTACATGAAAAAGTATTCGACCATTGGCATAAAAATTTATTTGAGGATTATATCAAAGATAAAGATATAATATCTCCAGAACCTTATAGAATTTGGGAATATTACAATCAAAAATGCAGTTTATCACAAGCATTTGATATTGCAATCAATAACGAAGGTATTAGACCACTTACTCCTCCGAATATATATCTTAATAAATACGAAGTTACAGAAGCTTTTAAGGTTATTAAGGAAGTTCAAGAAAAAACTGGAAAAGAAAAAGTTGTTGTAGTACAACCATTTGGCAGAGGTGTAATAAATGATGCCGAGTTTGTATCTGATTACAGTTCTAGAAGTATGCATTTAAATGATGCAGTAAATCTTATAAATCAACTAAAACAAAAATACGCCGTTATTTTAATGTCAGAATTTCCTATAGTTTTAGAAGAAAATAATAATCAACAATATCCAGTAGCTATGCCAGAAATTCCAGATATAAGAATTTGGGCAGGTATAATAGAGATTTCTGATTATTTTGTAGGCTGTGATAGTGTTGGACAACATATTGCAAGATCTTTTTCTAAGCCATCGTCAATTGTGTTTGGATCTACATTTCCTATTAACGTTTCTTATCCTGATTTTGATAAATTTCAAATAATTGATATAGGTGAAAAAACTAGGCGATATAGTCCAATTAGAATATCTTTAGAAGAACATATAGAAAGATTAAATGACAATTGTATGGAAATGAGCAAAGAAATTATAAAGAAAATTATTGATAAGATCGAAGCTACAATAGGGGTTAGTAAAACTCTAACAAAAATACCCAAAAAAGAAAAATTTGAAATTAGTAATGGTAGTTTAACATCGTTAAAAGGATAAAAAAAATTATGACAAGATGGATAGCAGGAATCACTAGAGGACATAATGCTGGTGTTTGCTTATTAAGAGATGGCGAAATAATTTTTTCAATTGAAGAAGAAAGGCTATCACGGCAAAAATACGACGGCGGTCCTTTTGCTGCTATGAAAAAAATACTAGATTTTACTGATAAATTAGATTACCTTGTTATCGCTCACACTCAACCACTAAAAGAAACAGCGGGCAAAATAGACTTTAGTGGTGACGATATTTATACTGGCTTAGCTAGGAAGTTAAAACTAATCAGCCACAAGGAAAGGCATGATAACCATCCTCAAGTTTTAGATTATAGCTATATGCATCACCAATTGCATGCAGCTTGTGCATTCTATAGATCTGGATTTGATGAAGCAGTTGCTGTAATTGTCGACGGTGCAGGAACTTACATTCCGTTACAAATAGGAAGTACAACGGAAATGACTTGGGAATTAGAAACTTTTTTTACATGTAAATATCCTAATAATTTTAAGACAATATACAAACATCAAGGCGGCAGAGGCCCATGGGGCGGGGTTCGGATGCCAAATTTTGTTGCTGACTATATGAATCAAGACGATCCATTTGAATTAATTCTTGACGATTCGGCAGGAATTGTAAAAGCATATGAAGCAGTAACACAATACTGTGGATTTGCACCTATTGAAGCTGGAAAAACTATGGGATTATTTCCTTATGGCAACCCGAATAATAATTTTCCAGCAATTTATTCAGATGGTGGTAATGGCTCTTGGATTACTTCGGATAGGAATTTGATCATACCAACATATCCAAATGGAGCAGATGTTAATATTGGAAGATATGCAGAATTAAATAATCCTGATTTTTATAACGAATCTGTGCCTAATATAGATGTAACAGACTTACAAAATAGGCGAGATTTAGCATATGCAGTTCAAACAGAAAGCCAACAAGCTTGCCTAAATCTAATTTTACAAGCTGTTGAAAAAAGTAACATAAAAAAAGTTGTTTTTAGTGGAGGATACGGATTAAATTGTGTAGCTAATTATTTTTATTTAGATGAATTAAAAAAACATAATATTGAATTTTATGTTGAACCAGTAAGTAATGATGCAGGAACAGCTATGGGAGCTGCACTACTTTGTTACCATAAATTAACCCAAGATAGTAAAATTAGGCCATATGCTGAATCTATATATTTAGGTCCCAAATATGAATATAATTTAGATTATATTACAAATCTTGTAGATAAATTTAATGGTATTATTATTGATGCAGATAATAAAGATGTAGTAAATTTACTTACGGAAAAAAATATCGTAAGTATATTTCAAGGTAGATCAGAAAATGGTCCGAGAGCATTAGGCAATAGAAGTATACTATTTGATCCTACATTTAAAGATGGCAAGGACTATGTAAACTTAGTAAAGAATAGAGAGTATTTTAGACCATTTGCAGGATCTGTGCTCGCAGAGCATGCTCATGATTGGTTTGATATGAGAACTTTAAAAGAAAGTCCTCATATGATGTATGCAGTTAAATGTAAGGATACACATATAGAAAAAATACCATCAATAGTTCATATTGACGGCACTTGTAGAATTCAAACTGTTACAGAAAAACAAAACCCCTTATATTATTCCTTAATTAAGGAATTTTATCAAAAAACTAATATACCTATATTATTTAATACAAGTTTTAATTTAGGCGGCGAACCATTGGTAGAAACTTTAGAAGATGCACTGGAAACTTTATTTTCTAGTGATATTGAATACTTATTTTTGCCTGAGTTTAAAAAAATAATTTGCATAAAAAATGATTAAATTTATTGATGAAAAAAAAATATTTTTAACTAATCAAGATTTAAAAATTCAAATAATAGAAATTAAAACACCGTGCGAACTTGTTAAAATAGGAATTGTTGATGATTTTTATGTTGATCCTGATGCAGTTAGAGAACTTGCATTTACTATTCCGCCCACAGTAAACGACCGAATTACTTCTGATCTACCAACAGGAAAGAATAGCGGACGTATAAATGCTTTTTATATTTTAGATTCATTAGGACCAGTATATAACAAAATTATCCAAAAAATATTTCCAGAAGTAGTCTTTCCTGAATTTGAAAAAGCTAATCAAAATGATCAAATTATAACTAGTTTTCAGCGGGCAACATTTATGATAAATGTTATGACATCTGAAAATCTTCCACCTAGAGTTCCGCATATTGATAACTCTGATTATAGAGCGTTTGCTTCTACAATTTATTTAAATAAAGCAGAGGAATGTGCAGGTGGAACTGCATTTTATTCTTTTCAAGGCAAAATGATCTCTGATAAAAATATAAATTATGTAGATGAAAAAAATAAAATTAAACCAACTAAATTTCTAATTGATGATCAAGGTGACTGGAAAAAAATTCACCTTGTTGAAATGAAATATAATAGAATGATAATTTATCAACAAAATGTATTTCATAGTGCTTATATAGATGAAACTATGTTTACAAAAAATATTTACAGAATAAATCAACAATTTTTTATTTAAAAGAAAATCAAATGCAAGAATATAGTAAAACGCAATTTGAAAATTTTTTAGAATATCACGAACGTATAATAATGCCATCAAAATTTTTAACAAAAAGAAGATTGTTATAATGCTAAATTTTTTTACTATATTCGGTGCGCCTGCGTGGCGGAGCAACTTTGATTTTATTAATAAAAAAAAAGTAATAGATTATTGCAAAGATTACGAAAAACAAAACAAAAATTTTACAAATTACTATCCTGTTGGAAGTTATACAAGTTTTGGAGGGTCAAACTTACTAGAAGAAATACTTTTTATTGATTTCAAAAAATTTATTTTAGATCAAACTACAACTTTACATAATGATATTGGGTTACAAGATAATTTATCTATTACATCATCCTGGTTTAACATTAATAGAATTTACAGTTATCACGAACCACATCAGCATATACCCCATCTATACAGTGGTGTTTATTACTTAAATTGCAAAAACAATGATGCAAAAATAATATTTCAAAATAAAACTGTATTAGAAAGTAGTTGGCCGTATAATTGCAGAAAAAAATTTCCTACAGAATTTAACACAACAGATTTCATTATTCAACCTACATCTGGAATGCTTTTAATATTTCCTAGTTATTTGTTACACAAAGTAGAACAACAAGAAGTAGAACATGAAAGAATTTCCATATCGTTTAATATTGACGCAATATGAATAATATTACAATTGGACTAGATAGAGATGGCACTATCTTACATGATATTGGCAAGCCTATAAAATTTGTTAATGAAGTTAATCCTATAGAAGGGAGCTTAGAAGCAATTAAAATGCTTAGAGATAAAAATTACAACGTTGTAATTTTGTCAAACCAACCGGGTATTCATACGAATGAAATATCAATACCAGATGTGCAGAATGTTCACCAAATTTTGTTAGAAAAACTAGGCGCTGTTGGATGCACAAATATAAGCGGAATATATTACAGCACTACATCATTCAAGAAAGATATATATGCGAAGCCCAATATCGGTATGTTTCAAAGAGCTGAACAAGAATGTGGTTTAAAATTTAAAGGAGGTGCATTCGTAGGAGATCGTATTAGTGATTTAAAAGCAGCTCTGCGTGTAGGTGCCCTACCAGTTTTGGTAAAAACAGGTAAAGGATTAGAGACTGAAAAAATGCTATCAAAAAGCAATTTTAGGCAAATAAAAAATAAAACAACAATTGTTAATAACTTATATGATTTTGCTAATGCTTTGCCATGGAATACATAATGGGTCCCCCAGGAAGCAGATTAAGAAAGCTATAAACCTGCAACTCTTATTGTTTTACCCCAGAGCGTGTTATTAATTTTTCCTTCAAAATCTTTATAATCTTTTGCAGTATTTTGAAAATTAGTTATTTCATTAACCATTTTAGCTTGTTCTTTGGTTAAATTAACATCTAATTGTAGATAATCTTTTAAACTTAATAACCAAATAGCGTGTTGCATCACTGAGGGATGAGCTTCTTCCCATGCGCCTTCCGTCCTTTTTTCAAAATTAAATATCGCATTATATTCAGGACATTCTTCTTTTACATTTATTATTGGCGATATCCATTTGTCCTTATTATCTTCCCAAATTTTTGTTCTATAAAAATCTAAATTTTTATCTAAATCCCAAAATTTTGGTAAATTTTTTGAATTTTGATATTCTCCGCCAAAAGTTTTATCTTCAATATTATTTCCTACAGCACATAAATCATTCATAGACGTCATTGCCCACTTACAACCTTTACCGTCTAAAAATCCTATTGCTCCTACAATTGCATTAAGGGTATGTATAAAATAAGCACGTTCTTCCCAAAATTTATTAATCCAATTACGGTCGAAAATATTTTGATTATTTTTGGCAAAAATACTGCCACAAGTTTTCCATGAAGATATCCTTTTCCATGAAGAGTTTTTTTCTTTATCGTTAGTATTTGTTCGCATGTAATCATGCCGTAAATAACTAGTCCATTGTATTATAACTGTATCTGTAGGAGCAAAATTCATACAAGCATCACATTCGAAAAGCCTTTCTAGAATACCTCTATTACCTATTCCTGGACAACCCCAATTGTAGGCTTGTGGAAATTCTAACCCAAATAAATCTGCCCAAGTCGGCCAATTATATAATGTGAAACTACAGCCAAATGTAAACAGTCTATTCATAATTTTCTTTTTTTATATTCTTTAAAAATTCTAAAAACAATCTATGTGGTATTGTGTCGCATCGTAAATTTTTTTGAAAGTCCAATGTATCTAAAACAATCCTTTCATCAACAGCAGATACAATTGACTTATACTCTCTAGTTATACTTTCAGCATTAAATAATTTTAATCCGTTAAGAATTAGGATAAAATGCAATTCGCTAAATAAGCAACTGGGCGAATAATCAAAAAAATCAAATCTGTTTGGTAAATTATTTTTCCAAATTTCAAGTAAATGAGCAAGTTTATCAGAAATAATTAAATTGTGTTGAATATCCTTCCAAAATTGGCTATTATTTTTTTTTGTTATATAATGCAAGGAAATAAAATCTCTCACATTTTCAAGGATTTTTTCATTAATTGTATTATATTTTTTTATTGTATAATCATTATAATTAACTAATAATTTAGAAAGTAAAAATGATTGTTCAATTGTTACACCAATTGAAGATGCTTCTAAAGGTTCTACAAAACTAGAACTCAAACCTATAGCACAACAATTCTTAATCCAAGGATTTATGACATATCCAGGTTCAAATTTAATTTCTTTTGCAACAGTAATATCAAGATTTAAAAATTCTCTAACTTCTTGTTCAGCTTGCGTGTTTGTGCAATATCTATCATCGTAAATATAACCATTTCCGTTCCTGTCAGTTAAAGGAATTTTAAACAACCAACCGTTTTCCATGGTTTGTGCTGTGGTCCACATATCAATATTTTCACTAGATTTTGTTTGAAATGTAATTGCAGAATTTAGGAAAAAATATTTTTTCCAACTTTTCCACTTTGCATCTAGCTTCTTTATTAAAAATTTTCTAAATCCTGATGCATCAATAAAGAAATCAGCTGTATATACAGAATCTTCGCTTTGTAAATTTTGTATGTTACCATTAGCAGATAAATTTATTTTTTTTATTTCTGTATAAATGACATTAATATTTCTCTTACTTGCTAGTTTTTCAAAATAAGAATTTAATTTAAAATTATCAAAATGAAATTGCGCTGTAGGACAAATATTTTTATCTTGCAAAAACCACGCATTCACCTTATTGTTCAAAGCATGCTCACTTACAAAAAGATCATTTGTAGACTTATTTACAATCAAATTACCAAATGCAATAGGATAAAAATCTGTTTGCATATTCCAACCGTCACTAATACTTTGTAAAAAATCGTTATCGCTCCAGCCCTTAAACATAATACCGGATTTTAATGTTGCACCACAATTTTTTAATATATCTTTATACTCAATATCGACATATTCAAGGAATTTTGTAAAATTTTCAGTGCTTCCTTCTCCTACGCCTATTGTATCAATTTTTTCTGATTTGATAATTTGTATTTTTAAATTAGGATGTTTTTTCCTTAAGATAAAGGCTGATATAAAACCACTTGTACCGCCACCTAAAATAATAATTTTTTCTATAGTATTCATATAAATATTTAATAGTTATTTTAATTAGGAGTTTATTTATGGATTACCCAAAAAAAAGATTACCAACTGATGATCACAATACAAATTTAGTTTGTTTATTTTGTGGTAAATCAGAAAAAGAAATTGATAATCAAATACAAAACCATTCGTCAGATTGCAAATTTAGAATTAAACACGAAAGTAAATAAAATATTAGGAAAGTAAGACATGTCATCATCACCTATCGTAAATAGAATACGCATCATTCCACGAGATAACGATTTTTTAAATATAAATGTCGGATCCAGCGGAGAATTATATTACAGTATGGATACTGCGACTATAAGAGCTTATGATGGAAGGAAAAAAGGTGGGCACGAAGTTGTAACCGAAAGTACAATTGCAAAGTCTGCTGGACTAGCAGAAATAGCCGCAATTAGACATATTGTCACTGTAGAATATGATAGCAATGAAAATCTTATTTTTAATGTGGATGGCGAAAAGCAACCTGTATTACGTTTGTTAAAAGGTTTTACCTATATTTTTGATCAAAATGATCCTTCAAACGAATATTTTCCTAATTTAGAGGGACAAGAACCTAATATTCATCCATTAATTATTTCAGCAGATGACGCAAATGGACATTTAGGTGAAGGTACAATGTTTGAAGAAATTATTTATGTAATCAATAATGATCAAGTAAGCGGTCCAGATGAATACGCAAGAAAATTTGGAGCTGCTAGTTACAGGCATGTACAAGTTATAGTTAAGAATACATTTCCTGCTGAATTATATTATTACTCATACAATACCTTAAATATGGGCAATTATTTAAATGTTGATAACATTAATGATGCTTTTGAAAGGGCAGCTAATGGTGACATTATTCCTTTAGTATCAACAAATAATTTAGGTAGAGTAGATAACAGCTGGAATGAATTGTACATTAACAACATCACAAGTACTAACATTACTGCAACAAATTTATCCGCAGAGAGTATTACTATAGAAGATGTTACTGCAACAAATTTATCCGCAGAGAGTATTACTATAGAAGATGTTACTGCAACAAATTTATCCGCAGAGAGTATTACTATAGAAGATGTTACTGCACAATCAATTCTTCCAGATATTACTAACACATATGATATAGGATCCACTGAAAAGGTTTGGAACAACCTTTTCAGTAATAATATTACTGTTTATGGAAATATTATACCATCTGGATTAAACAACACAATAGGTAATTCTACTGATGTTTGGAATACAATATATGCATCTGTTTTTAATGGTACTGCTCTAAATGCACAATATGCCGACTTAGCAGAAAATTATATAGCAGATGAGTGTTATGAAGCCGGAACTGTTGTTATTTTTGGAGGTGCTAAAGAAGTAACTACAACTAATATCAAAAATGATACAAGAGTAGCAGGTGTTGTATCTGCCGACCCTGCTTATTTAATGAATTCTAATTGTAAAGGAGACAACATAGTTCCAATAGCATTACAAGGTAGAGTATTTGTAAAAGTAGTTGGAGTTGTGCAAAAAGGAGATCTATTAGTATCAGCAGCTCAAAACGGATACTGCATAGTAAATAATAAACCTCCTGTAGGTTCAGTGATAGGCAAATCTTTAGACAATAAAATTAATAGCTCTGCTGGTTTAATTGAAATTGTAGTTGGTAGAGATTAAATATTTTCTTTTAATAAAATTTTTAATTTTTTTCTTAGAGAAAAAATTTTTTCTCTAGAAGAGTTAAGCATTGTACTATTAAAAATATCATACAATCCAAGTTTATGATTATTCTCTAAATTTGCTACTTCTTTTTTTAATTCTTTTAGCAAAATATTGCATTTATTTTTAATTTCTTTATTAGAAACTAGGTTTATTTTAGTTTGGATAAATTGAAAATCTCTTTGAACTTTTTTACTTTGGTATAGAGCTGGTAGCATTATTATTTCCTGATTTTACGATAATAAAATTATCTTGATTATTAGGATCTCCTGACGAAACTTCAGATAACGAACCATTATCTTCTAGACTAACGAGTTGATATGGCATCATGCTATCTACATCGAAAACCGCACCTTCTTTTATTTCTGCCTCAAAGATTTCACCGTTTGTTATATTAATCCACCGCACTTTAAATTTACCATTGTTAACAAAAAAGCTTTTTGTTTTTTCTTTGTGCATTATCATGTCTGTAGCACAATTAGATCGTGTAAAAACTAAAATTTTTCCGGAGAATTGTTCTTTCCTAGCCCAGTGTATTTCATATCCCCAGCTATATTGAGTAACTTTATCATCTGTCATAATTATTTTTTATATTAAATGCATAACTTGAATAATTGTTTTAAGCTTATGCTTATTGATTTTGTTTGAAAGAGTATTTTTTAAGCCATTATGCAAAGGAAGAGGCCATTTTCCAAATTCAACCCATGCATAACCACTATGTTCTTCGTTTAATTTAGGAATAAATTCATTTTCTACAACACATAAGTAAGTATGAAATAGAAATTTTTCATCGTTACTAATAAATGTTTCAAGTGGAATTGATTTAAGTATCTCAGTAGCACCAATTTCTTCTACAATTTCTCTTTGTAGAGCAGTCCAAGGAGTTTCAGTTTCTTCATTCATACCGCCTACTAGACCCCAAAGATGATGCTGCTTGCTTTTTTCTCTATATAAAAATAAAAATCTTTTTGAGATTAGACTGTAAATCAGTGCTCCACTACAAATTATTTCTTTCATAAAATTAATTATGCTAGAAAACAATTCTCCATGTTCCTATTGGATACTCACCTTCGTATGCTAGTAACCAATCACCCTTTTCCCATTTATACTGGACACCAGTATTTAAATTTGTTGTGTAAATTATGCTATCAGTACTGTTTTTAGAATCAAAAATTACAACCCAGTTTGTTCCGTTCCATTCTATAATATCATTAGCATTTGCTACAAAATCTGTATTGTCATTATTTTTCCATGCATCTGCTCCATCTATATTGTCTGCTGAGCCAATTCCTTCATTTAATAATAACAATCTTAAACCAGGTGTTTTAATATCTGTTGGATTTGTTTTAACAGGATCTATTATGTAATTTATAGATGTTGCTCCTGCTAGAATAGTATCACTAGGTAGTGTATCTATATCCCATACTACATTCATTATAGTTGGATCTTGCGTGTCTAACGACATTTTTCCAATTATTTCATAATCATTATCTTTTCTTTGCAATCTTACTTCACTAATACCATCTTCAAATTCTTCTTTAGAAGCTGTAAAAATATCATACCAAAAAGTTCCTGTAGTTTTACCAAATTGATATAGTTCTATTTTATCTTGATAAACATACAAATCATAATTGTGATAGGTAGTAACTTGTACACTATCTACATCCTTTTTAAACATAGTTGATGATTCTTGCTTAATTCTTACAACATTGCCATCTTCGTCTAATTTAATTTTATTCCTAATATCTGCTGATACAATATTTGTAATATAGGCTTGCATTTGAGGTACCGTCATATCAAATTCAACATTACCAGCTTGTTCATTATATATACTTGTAATTATAGAAGTAATTATACCTAATGTTTTTACTTTTACAGGAGCAGTAATCCATATTGGAATAGAAAAAGACAATGAGGCGATATCAATATCATCTCCTGTAGATGATCCAGTAACTTGATTTGAATAGCTAATGCTATCTAAATTCACAATTGTTAAACTGGTCCAATCTATAAAATTATCACTTTTTTGTATTTCTAAAGTCGGATTAAACAAAACCAACAATTGTTCTAAAACTTGTAACTTTTGATCGGTATTCGTTGTCCATATATCTAAATTAATCCGTAATATATATGGAGTAGGCATCAGTCTTTCAACAGTATAATTTTTTCCTCTTGTTGCTAAGTATTCGTTCTTTACAGGATCAAATTGTCGCTCAGTAACATTGATTTTACTTACAAAACTGTAATCAGAAGTTCTAGATCTATCTTGTTCAAGTCCAGTTATATAAACCGACATTCTCGGAGCACTTGGAAATTTATTTTCAGAATTGTCATTTAAAATAGACGCAACTTCTTTTGAAAGATTTCCATACAATACTGGAATTCGTCTTAATTCTCCGTCTACATCTCTGATATTAAAATTACTAAAAAGTCTTATAGCTTGGGTTACGTATTTTCTAACTTGCCCATCATAAAAATATTGCATAATTTATTCTCAAGGATTATCTACTTTAGGCCGTAATGCTTCATTTATTCCTTGGCGTTCTTCAATAATCTCGCCATCAATAACTGTTTGGTTTTTGTTATTTATAAATGAAGTTACTAGGGTATTTCTTTCATCGGTGTTAGTTAGAGTATGTCTAACCGCATCCTCTATTTTACGCCATCGTGTTCCATCAAATCTAAACAATCTGTTTGGAATAAAATCAGTTCGTAAAAAATAATCTCCAGCTTCATTAAGTTCTGGAAATGCATCTCCGAACCCAAAAATTTCACCATTTGGGGGTATCCCATCTCCTAATAGATAACCTACATAACCTGTTCTTTCAGGTGTTTGCATAATTCTATCAGCTAGTTCTCCCGAACTTGCATCAAGTGTAGTACTATCCACAGTAACTATCTCTACATTACCTAACGCATCTCTTTGAATAGACCAAAAATGCCGTGTTTCGAATCCACTTTTATGTGCATCGTATTCTGCTTGGGCAATAATTGCATCATTTACTGCTATTTCTTTTTCGTAATTAGACATTAAGTCGCGTAAAGAACCTTCTGCAGGAACATCTTCGTCTACAGGTAAAGTAAAAATATCATTGTATTCTTGACTATCAAATATTTGTCTACATTTTAATCTGTATAAATGTGGATACCATGTTGGACTATATCCTTCTGACGCTCTACTAACTTCTTCAACAACGTAATACTTTTTCAAAGCAGTATTTAAATCATTCAGCGCATATTCGTCTCTTAGGTGAGGTAATTCTAATACATCACCAGCAATCAGCTTTCTTCCAATAGTTTTTACTGTGCTTCTAATATGGATTGTAATAAAAATAGTATCATTATTTAAAAAAAGTCCAAATTGAGTTAGATTAAAATCAATATCCTGTACATTATAAATACCTCTAAACGTATAGATGTCTGGTTCGTATTTTTTATCTCTATTTTCTAAAAATAATAAATCTTGTATACTTACACTTGCAGGATCAAAAATATCTGCACCTCCAGGTGTTGCCGGTGTTACAGCATCTCCTTCAGGCGTTTTAGGTCCTAAATATTTGTGTACATTTATATCAGTTCCACCAATAGTAAACATTTCAAATATTCTTGCATCTATAAATTCAAAGTCTTTACCTTTTTCAGGTTTATATAAAGAAAGTCTTGGCATATGTATATTTAGTTAAAGATAAATATTAAAGGAGATATTATAATGGCAGGAAATACAACAAAAAAACAAGATGTTTTTACTTACATTCATACAATGTTAGGCGGTGGAATGATAGATGTTGAGTTAGATCCTCAACATTACGAAACGGCTTTATCTAAAGCATTATCACGATTTAGGCAAAGATCTGAAAATAGTATCGAAAAAGGATATTTTTTTATGCCAACAATAATTGATCAAAACGCATATGTACTACCTCCAGAAATTGTGGAAGTGAAAAAAATTTTTAGAAGAAGTATAGGTTCACGAACTGGTGGCGGTGATGGTGGAAGTTTATACGAACCTTTCAATTTAGCTTATACAAATACATATTTGTTAGCTAGTTCTAATTTAGGTGGTCTTGCAACTTATGATATGTTTTCGCAGTATCAAGAGTTAGTAGGTAGAATGTTTGGATCCTTCATAGAATTTAATTGGAGTAGAACAACACACACTATAACAATTCTACAAAGACCGCAAGCAGAAGAAACATTACTTTTAGAATGTTACAATTATAGACCAGATGAACAATTACTCGACGATTATATGGCAAAAAATTGGATTAGAGATTATTCATTAGCTTTGTGTAAAATGATGCTAGGCGAAGCTAGATCTAAGTTTGCAACAATAGCTGGTCCACAAGGTGGAGGACAATTAAACGGAGATACTCTTAAAAATGAAGCACAACAAGAAATGGAAAAATTAGAGCAAGAAATTGCAACTGCTATTCCTGGAGGTTCAGGATACGGTTTTATTATTGGATAAATTCAAAAATCAGGTAATAAATCACCTTGCTTCCATTTAACTCCTTCGCGTTGCAGTATACGTTGACAATTTGCACAAATTGTTTTTAAATTTGTAATTCTACAATTATCTAAATTACCATCAATGTGATAAACATTAAATTGCTCTGCATATGTACTCTGAAATCTACATTTTTCGCAGAATTTTTTCTTTTCATAACCGGCTAATTTCCATTTTGGAATTCCTACACCTGTTTGATTATATTTCAAACAAATTTCACATTTTTTCCTATAGTAAATTTTACCATTTTTTTTATAATTTACAGCCGCAGGTCGCTGACGGCAAATGCACAATGGTCTCATAAATTTATTTATGTCACCTTTTACGCCCCTTTTTCATGCAGTTCTAACAATATTTTTTTCAACAAAATACATAAATACTTGTAGAAAAGACATATATTAACATGAGGAGTTCTTGAAATGGCTTTATTATCACCAGGAGTTCAAGTAAGCGTTGTAGATGAAAGTTTTTATGTACCAGCAGAGCCAGGTACACTTCCTATGATTTTCATTGCTACAGCTGAAAATAAATTAAATGGGGCAGGTTCAGGTACTGCCGAGGGTACACTATCTGCAAATGCCGGAGTGCCATATCTTATTACATCTCAAAGAGATTTAGTAGATACATTTGGCGATCCGATATTTAAGGTAGACAACAATAACACACCTATCCATGGAAGTGAATTAAATGAGTATGGACTACAGGCTGCTTATTCATTTTTAGGAGTTTCTAATCGAGCATTTGTGACTAGAGCAAACATTGATTTAAATCAGCTCGAGCCTAAAATTTCTGCACCAGGAGAAGACCCAACAGATGGATCATATTGGTTAGATTCAAGCAAAACAGTTTACGGAATACAAGAATGGAATAGTGATGCAATTATTGCAGGAGGACAAGTATTTACAAATAAAGTTCCAACAATAATTACTGATCCTAATGATGTTGATTCTGACAACAATCCGAAAAATGCGATAGGATCAGTTGGTTCTTATGCTGTAGTTAATACAACAACTTTAATTAAAGTATATTATAGATCAGCAGCAGGATGGCATCAAGTAGGAAGCGAAGCGTGGAGAAAAAGTTGGCCAACAATTACTTCGGGAAATGTCAATGTACCTTTAACAGAAGCAGGACAATTTGTCATAGATGGAGCCGCTATACAATTACAAAATGGCGATACACTTGCTTCATTAAGAGATGGAATAAATGGATTAAATTTAGCTTACCTATCAGCAGACACAGCTAATGGTAGATTGAACATTTATACAAATGGAACAAGTCCTATTGTAATTACAGGAGATGCAGCAATATTAACAGCTTATGCAATTGATGCAGATAGTTATTATCCTCCTACTGTTCATGTAGGACCACATACTTCAATACCAACGTTTAAACAATCAGATATTAATCCAAGACCAACTGGATCGATATGGTTAAAAACATCTACACCAAATTCAGGAGCAAAATTTGTTGTAAATAAATGGTTAGATGATCTTGGTAGTTGGGAAACAACAAATCCAAATGTTTACAGTTCATTCGTAGCAGCATTATATTACATGGATAAAGCAGGCGGAGGATCTAATCTACTAACTGGCGAATTATTTGTTCATTCAAATACAGGTTATGATGATCCTGCATTAGCAAATTTTAAGATTTATAGAAGATGGAATATTGGTCAAACTACGATTACATCTAAGGCAGTAACAGCAGGAACATTGCCTGCTCAATTATATACTTTTACTATAATGTCAAGCCAAGCCGCAAATATCAATATGACAGCAGCTATACCTGTCAATGTAACAACTCAAGGAGATGCAGGAGATTCTTTACTTGTTGCGGAAGCTATTAATAACTCTGCTATACCTAACGTAGAAGCTTCAGTAGACGCAAATAACAAAGTTGTAATTAAACATCAACTAGGTGGCGAGATGCAACTAGAAGATACAACTGGATCTTTATTAACATTACTTGGCCTAACTCCTGCTTTAGAAGGCAACCTTTCTTGTAGAAAATTCAAACGATACACAATTGAGGGCAAGTTTATGGCGACCATTAACATATGATGCAAGTGATTCACCTATTATTAATAGTTATAGAAATGGTGTACTTTGGTATAATGCAGTTGTAGATGATGTAGACATATTAGTCCACAATGGAAGTGCGTTTGTAGGCTTTAGGTATGATGGTAGCGGTCAAATGGCTGCAAGTCCATATTATAATGTAGATGAAACTTTAATGACAGATCCAAATGGAGTCATTGTTGCAGCAAGTTTACCAGAAACACAATCAGATGATACACCTCTAGTAACTGGAGATGTTTGGTTAGACACTAGCGATTTAGATAATTATCCTAAATTATATAAATTTAATGCAGCTAGAACAGACTTACCATTAGATCAAAGATGGGAACTTGTAGATACAGGTGATCAAACAACTGAAGATGGAATAGTATTTGCAGATGCAAGATATAATACAACAGGTGCTTCAAGTGACGAACCTGGATTGATGTCTGATTTAATAGCTTCAGATTATGTAGATCCTGACTCTCCAGACCCTGCAATTTATCCTAAAGGTATGATGCTGTTTAATCTTAGGAGAAGTGGATTTAATGTTAAAAAATATGTTAAAAATTATATAAATTTAGCTGAAGTAAACACAAGATACAACGACCAAAAAATGAATGATGATACAATTGGCGTATATCATACAGATAGATGGGTAACTGAGTCAGGAAATCAAGAAGACGGAAGTGGATCTTTTGGATATAAAGCTCAGAGAAAAGTAGTTGTTCAAGCTTTGCAAGCTATGGTTAATAGTAATCAAGACATTCGAGAAAAAGAAAGTAGAAGATTTAACCTAATGGCTTGCCCAGGTTATCCGGAACTTATTGGAGAAATGGTATCATTAAATTATGATAGAGATGTAAGCTCATTTATTGTTGGAGACACACCATTTAGATTAGAAGCTAACGGAACAAAATTAAACAATTGGGCAAATAATGTTAATTTAGCTACAGAAGATAATGATAAAGGTGTTACAACTTCAGATCCGTATGTAGCAATGTTTTATCCAAGTGGATTTACAAGCGATAATTTTGGAAATAATGTAATGGTACCTGCCAGTCATATGATGTTACGAACAATCGCATTAAGTGACCAAGTTGCTTATCCATGGTTTTCTCCTGCAGGTACAAGAAGAGGAAATATTACAAATGCTTCTTCAGTAGGATTTTTAAATGCTGAAAATGAATTTCAACCTGTTGTTTTAAATGACGGAATTAGAGATACACTTTATTCAAACAATATTAATCCAATTACATTTATTACAGGAGCAGGATTAGTAAACTTTGGTCAAAAAACAAGACAATTAGGTACAAGTAGTTTGGATAGGATAAATGTTGCAAGACTTGTAATTTATTTAAGAAGTCAATTAAATAGGCTAGCAAAACCTTATATCTTTGAAGCAAACGATAGATTTACAAGAGCAGAAATTCAAAATGCATGTGAAACATTGTTACAAGAATTAGTTACGCTAAGAGCAATTTATGATTTTATAGTAGTATGTGATTCAAGTAACAATACACCTGCTAGAATCGATAGAAGCGAGCTATATATAGATGTAGCAGTTGAACCAGTAAAAGCAATAGAATTTATTTACATTCCAATGAGATTGAAAAATACAGGCGAAATTGCTGGACTATAATAACAAAAAGGAGATATGTTAAAATGCCATCTGCAAGTTTAAAAAATATGAGCATTCCGGTAGGTGAAAGCAGCTCAATTATCCTTATGCCTAAATTGCAATATAGGTTCAGGGTAACACTGGAAAATTTTGGGGGTAATAGTCAATCACAAGAACTTACCAGTCAGGTAATAGATGTAAGCAGACCTAATTTATCGTTTGAACAAATGACTTTAGATGTGTATAATAGTAAAGTTAATTTAGCAGGAAAACATACTTGGGAACCAATTACATTAAATTTACGAGATGATGTATCATCACATGTTCAAAAAGCAGTAGGAAGACAGCTTACAAAGCAATTTGATTTTTTCGAACAAGCAAGTGCATCATATGGCCAAAATTATAAATTCAAGTCAGTGATTGAAATTTTAGATGGAGGTAACGGAACATTAGCACCGGCGACTATAGAAACATTTGAATTATATGGTTGTTATTTGGAAAGTGTGAATTATAATTCTTTAAATTACGCAACATCTGATGCAGTGACAATATCATTAACAATTAGATACGACAATGCTTTACAAACATCAGGAGAGCAGAGAACGGATGGTATAGGTGTTGGCGGTATTGCAAGAGATATTGGCGCAGGCTTAGCCTCTGGTATTGGATCATAAAAATAGCTTAAAATATGTTAAGTAATTTTGATAATCTTTTCCAAGGCTTAACTAATCCTAAAGGTAATTTAGGAGATTGGCGACACGCAGAATATGCATTTGGAGCAGGATCATCGAGAAATCCTTTTCGACTTGCTCCAAAAACAAAGTTTAATTATCATGTATACTTTGACATTAATGATGATGTTGTCACTAAAACAAACGCTCAATGGCAAAAAGATAGACATAAATTTGAAGCGGGAATGCTTGTTAAAAGATGTGACTTGCCAAAATTTAGTGCAAATGTTGAAACTCGTAAAAAATACAATAGAATTAAACATGTTCAAACTGGCATAAGCTATGAACCTATCTCTATGACTTTTTATGATGATAATTTAGGTCTGACTGGTTTTTTACTAGAAGCATATTATCGATATTACTTCAATGATGGTAACCACTTAATTTCTCCAGCAGCATACCAAAAGGCACATAGACATCCAGCACCTGCTATTAGTCCAAATGCATCTGAAAGTTTGTTGGATACTGCAATAGGTGCAGTAACAGACGCCCTTCCTTCATTTAATTTTGATCTTCCAGGAGCAAGTATGGCGGATAATCAAAAACCCCTAAATTACATGATGGAAGACACGTATGACGGAACTAAACCGCTTTATAGGTACGGTTTAGATAATAATTCTATAGAACCCTTTTTCCGTAATATTCAAATCAGTCAATTAGCCAAACATACGTATACAACATTTACTATTGTAAATCCAGTTATAACTGACTGGTCTTATTCTAATTTAGATTATAGTGCAGGAGGAGAAACAACTGAAAACAGTATTACAGTTTCATACGAATCTGTTTTTGTAAATAGAGGAGTTGTAAACAGGTCTGCTCGTGCTGACGAAGATAAAGATCCAATTGGATTTGGTCGATCTGAACATTATGACACTGCTCCTAGTCCTATGACATTACAAGGTGGAGGACCTATTGATATAGCTGGCTTCATAACCGATTTAATTTTACCAGGAGAACCAGATTTATTTGATTTTAGTGCAGCGGGAAGCGGATTTAGTAGTCCTGCTGCAGCCGCCATAGCAGGAATTAATCTTTTAGGACAATTAAATGATCTTCCTCGTGGTGACCAAATCGCAGCAGAAGTAATAGGTAATATTGTTGACGAACTAGGTACAGGTGGATTAGGTGGATTAGGCGGGTTATTGATACCATAAAGGAATACTATGAGCACTTATTCTAATAATAAAAATTTATCAGAATCAAAAACTGTAGAGTTTTTTAATAATTATTTTTCAGAGAACTTAACAGTTTCTGCGAATGAATTTGATACTGTTTTTAGTTGGTTTAAGAAAAAAGGGTTTGATGACGTAGCTGCAAAAAGTATTACTCAAATTTTATTAAATCAAGCAAAAAAAGATTCAACTAATATTTTTAAAATTTTAGATACAATGAATTCATATTCAAGAGATAGAATTAGTTTTATTGTTGCAAAAATATTAAATGCAACTAGTGGTAAAACCTCTAAATTAGGATTTGAATCAGACAGGATATCTAATCCAGAAATCAAAAGAAACTTAGTTATATAATGGCTAATTTTGCTAAAGGTATTTTCAGAATAAAAAATGCAAAAAAATATATTGGAAATAAAGATCCAATCTATCGGAGTAGCTGGGAATTTACATTTATGAATTTTTGTGATTCTCACCCTAACATTATAAACTGGGCATCAGAATCTATAAAAATACCATATAAAAACCCATTAACTGGAAAAAACACAATTTATATTCCAGATTTTTTCATTGTTTACGTTGACAAAACAGGTAAGCAAAAAAGTGAGCTTATCGAAGTTAAACCTGCAAGTCAAGCTTTAAGAGAAAACGTAGGGAGAAGCAAGTACAATCAAGCAAGCTATGTACTTAATCAAGCAAAATGGCAAGCGGCTGCAAAATGGTGTAAACAAAATAGAATACATTTTAGAATAGTTACTGAAAATGACATGTTCCATAGAGGTAGGAAAAAATAAATCCTTAATCTTTTATTAAATAAATATTTAAATAATATTTTTTAATAGGTAGTCATGACAAAAAAATTAGAAGAATTATTAAACCTTCCAGAATCAAAAGAAATAATCAATCAAGAAAACGAAAAAACCAAAAAAAGCAAAAAAACGCATATACCAACAGAAACATTAAAACAAATAGAAGAGTATGACAAAATTGCTGCAGCTTTACCTCATGTAAAAGGCTTGGGAGATATAGGCGATGCTGAATTAGACCAAGTTGCAGAAAAATCTATGGCTGCGTATGAAGACTTGATGGACTTGGGAATGAATGTTGAGGCAAGATTTAGTGGCAGGATTTTTGAAGTTGCAGGTCAAATGCTAAAAACTAATTTAGATAGTAAAGTTGCAAAATTAGATAAAAAATTGAAAATGGTAGAACTGCAACTTAAGAAAGAAAAGTTAGAAAAAGAAAATACAAAAGAAGCTAACATTGTAGAAGGCGAAGGATATCTTGTTACAGATCGAAATAGTCTTTTAGAAAAACTTAAAAATATGGATAAATAGGATAAACTGAGGAATTACTATGAAGCAATTAACTGATTTTATTAATGAAACAAAAAAAACTTATACATTTAAAATTCGAGTAGCAGGCGAATTACCTGAAAATTTTGATACACGTTTAGAAAATGCATTAGGAAAGTACGATGTTGTAAATTTTAGCAGAGGAAAAACTGCTCCTATTACAGAAAGACCATTAGATTTTCCACAATTAACTAATTGTGAAGTTACCAGCTTTGATGTAGAAGTTAATTATCCAACTAGTCCTAATGTATTAGAAAGCTATATACAATTAGAAATGAATCATCCTGCATCTCATATTATTGTCAGGAATGAAAATGATTCTTTAGAATTACAACAAGAAAATAAAGAAGATAATAAACCTTACACAAGTCTACTAGCAACAGAGGATATGGGAGGCGAATCGGCTCAGCAGCATGTAGGTCAAACAAGAGTCATGGATTTGCTTAAAGAATTAGAAACTGCTAAAAAAGAAAGAAATGTAGATTACACACCTCAAGCAAAGTAAAGTAATTTACATACCAAATTAAAATGAGTAAGACGAAGTATAATCTAATCACTGAGCAAACTAGTAGATATGTCGAAATGCCGAAGCATTTAGTAAATCAGATGCACATAGGCATACAGCAAGTTGCTGCAAATAATACAATTTTTATAGATACTTGCCAACGAGGAGGAAGAAGATTTAATTTTTCAACTGATCGCTCTAAATATAGTTGGCCAGGCAGTAAAACTGATGTAAATTTTATTTTGCATCCTGAAATGTATGCCGCAATCGTAAAATTTTTAAAAAGCAGAAATATTGCGTTTGGAAAAAATGTATGTTCAATAAGTGGAACTGGAAGTCCAACTATTGGTAATGGAGGAACTGGTAATGGAGGAACTGGTAATGGAGGAACTGGTGACGGAGGAACTGGTGACGGAGGCACGGGAAAGAGCGACAATGGAACAAGCAGTGGAAGCAGTTCAAACTCTAAACCTAGCAATAGCAATGGTGGAGGAACGGCAGGCTTGGATCAACAAAATCGAGAAGATTTAGGAATCATCAATGATGATGAACAACAGATTGAAAGGTTAACTAATGATCCTGCTCCTGACTATGAGCTATCACATAAACAACAAAAAGACTTAGAAAAATATAGAGAACAATTAGCAGCAGAAAGAAAAGCTAGAGAACAATTTCAAAAACAAATAGCTGATGCTCGCAAATCTAGAGATAACCGAGAAATGTTAATGCTTCAACGACAATGGCAAACATTAGAAAAATTATCTCAGGAACGCGAGAAAATGAGACAACAAAAAAGTATCTCAGATATATTAGCTAATAATCAACCTATGCCATACTATCCGTCTCCGTATGGAACTTTAGAAGATAATTTACGACTAGCACAATATCATGCAGACGCTATTGAAAAGTCTAAGAGACAAGCTCTTAAACTTTTCCGTCAAGCTGAGAATGAAAGTTTACAAAAATATAAATCTTGGATTTTAAAAAAACAAGAAGAAGCTCGGCAAGCGTTATTAAAACAAGCAAGTGAAATAGATAACCAATTGGCGGATATGCGTCCTTTATCGTACCAAGAAGAGCCGCCAACACCGGATACACAACTTGAGCCTGAAGCAGTACCAGATTATTTACTATCTCAATCACAATTACAAGATACACTTAATACAATGCGGCCTGCATTAAACTCTATTCTCAGTGTACTTGCAAAAAAAAGAAAAGAATTAGACAGAGCATCTAGTCCTTCAGAAATCGAAAGAAGAAACCTTGCTGCTAGAAAAGAAGATTTAAATGCCCTACATGCATGGGCAACCTCTGCCTTAGATAATTTAACTATCCAAACAGATAATGGATCGGAAGAAAATACAAACCTAACAGATCCTGACCAAGAACAAGAGCCTACAAATTTTTCAGATAAACCATGGGTTATTTGGTTCGACACCAAACACCCATATTCAATTCGCCAAACAAAAAATAATAATTGGGTGATAATAGAGACAGGTAAAATAGATCCAGTTGCAACATTTAAAAAACAAATAAAAGCTGGCGAAAAAATGGCTGCTCTAATTAGTGATTATTTATTAGCAACTGATTGTGAAAAATGGGCTAGTATAGCCAAACCAGATGGAAGTAATTTTCCTCCTAACTACACTCCTGATAATGAAGCAATCGAAAAGTGTAGTACTGAATTACCTGCAGGATCTAATAATGGTTCGTCAAATGAACCTAAAAATCAAGATGGATCAGATGAGACAAAGCCTGTAGACCCAGATGATTTACTTGATGATCCTTACAGTGGTTTAGACAACGGAGATGGGACTTTGAATAATAATGTTGCTTACCGATACTTAGAAGATAGAGCCAGTGCATTAGGAATAAAATCAGCTCTTTTCAAAGGTATATATAATCATGAAAGTTTAAAAGGTACAATATTAAAAGGAGATAATGGTAAATCTCATGGCGGAATGCATGTAAATCAAAAATGGGCAGTGATTGACTTTATTAAAGCATCATCAAACTACACAGAAAAAGATTTAAATGATATATTGACTAATCAAAAAACTTTACTTCAAATTGGTACGTGGTATTATTCATACCTATTAAAAGCGGCTAAAAACCGTATAAGTTCAGACACCACACAAGTAATTTGGAAAGACAGCGAAGGTGAAATTACAAAAACTGTAGACGTTCCTACTGGTTACACTGCTGCAGAAATATATTCTTTTATCATGTATAACGGAGGACCTAACGAGTTGAAAAAAGATGCTAATGGTTATTATGCAAAAGATAACAAAGGAACAAAACAATACGTTGACAAGTTGCTTATCCAACTTGAAAAATTGACAGAAAACAGTAAGATATCTAGACTGCGAATGCTAGCAGGCATATGATAAATATCATATAGGTGTATTATGCGAGAATTTTTAAACATTATAAATCAAATAAACGAAAAAAAATCTTACTTTAAATTTGCAGTTGGATCAGAGGATAGGTCTAAAATTGATCAACATATTAGAGATTGGGTTGCAAAGCTGGTAAAGAAAGGCGAAAAAAACATTAGCCAAGAAAAAATATCTAAAGATATTAAAAATTTTACAAATATATATGCATTTGGCACAGATAATGTATCTCAACTCACAAATAAAGTAAATAGCGATTATATTAAAAATCAATACTATGGAGAGCTTGCAATTTCACTAGGGTTAGAATCATGGCTAACTCCTGACGGTGTACATGTTTCAGCTACTAAAGACGATCGTGGTATATTTAAGCCTTACAAATATGAAGATCAAACTGCTGCACGGAAGCAAAACGAATTAGGTTTGTTAGATAAGAAAGCTTGGGAAAAAGAATACGATACTACAATTAAAAAATGGAACGATCCTAAATCTAAAGAATTTAAATTACCACAAGTAAACAATCCCAAAGCGCAACCTCCTGAAATGAACGACCAACCTGAAAATCTAAAACCAGATCAAGATTGGAAAAAATCACAAGAGAAATATTCAGATCCAGGTGCTATTGGAAAATTAGATCCTAAATTTTTACGGGTAATGCAAGACTATGTAGCAAAACAAAAAGCAAAAAACCCAGAAATTAAAGTAAGCGAATTAGATCCTCCACCGCAAGCAACTACAACAGATCAACGAAAAATTTGGTACAAGTATAGATTAGGTTATAGGAAAGTAAAATGGCGTGGAAAAACTGTTACAGCACCAAATGAAACTAATTATGAAGAATGGTTAAAGCGTGGAGAAACACTATTAAAAAATTTAGAGTTTATAAAATCAAGAATAGAAAATCAAAAAAACGAAAATATTGTTGAAGTTAATCAATATAATTTTAAAGATGCATTTGCTTCACTGCAAGATAAGTGGGAAAATTATAAGATAATTGTACAAGCATCGTTTGAAGTATTACCTACAGATGTACAAGATAAATTTAAAAAACAATTTGATAAATTTGTAGCAATCAAAAAAACAGCTACTGTAGATAAAGATAGAGACTTATTGCAAAATCCAGAGTCAAGAGTTGAAACATTTAATTCTTATATTAAAAATTTTAATGGTATAGCAAAAGATATAGAAAAATTCGATAAAGAAAAAGACACTGTTAGGTTATGGGATAGCTTAAAAAAGTCTTTTGACACAACAAACCAAAACCTTGCATTTGCATATAAGAATTTAGTAAAATCTCATGATGAGAAGAAAAAATACGAATTAACTGATCCAAGAGAAGTTAAGATTAGGAAAGAACTTGCAACATTATTAAATTTGCGAAAAGGAAAAGTTGCAGCCATTAAAAAAATGCTTTACAGTAAACATCCTGAAAGAGATGAATCAGATTTAAAAAAATTATCTACTCCCGAAGAGTTAATTAGCCAGTTTGTTGACATTGTAAACAAATATCCAAAATTAAAAGATGCATTTAAAATAGATACGAATTATTATGATCCAATAGAAAAATATTACTCTGCATTATTCAATGAATCAAAAACTTTCATAAAAGAGTATGGGTTTGACGATAAGGTTCCTAAAGAAAAAGATACTGTAAAAACGGCAAAAGAAATTCCATCTCGAGAAGATGTTAGAGAATTGAAAAAAATTGGTGCTCAACTACAAGGTATTTTAAAAAATTCACAAAAAAAATTAAAAAGGTTATTTAGACAAAAAGCAGAAGCAGTTGTTAAATTAACAAATAATATTGATAAAGCAGTTGGATACGTAGAACAGAACATTTCTCAAAAGCAATCTGCAAACGATAGAGCTGGGCAAATCCGAGATATCAAACCAGATCCAGAATCCAAAATACCAATTGGCAATCAAGTCTACAACCAATATCTGCGCTATAAAAAAATTAGGAGTCAAGTTAATCCTAAACCAAAACAAAATGATATAGAGTACGAAGCAAAAAAGTTACAACAATTAATTGATAAAGAAGAATTTCAAAACTTATCAGATAATGAGGTAATACAATACAAATCTGGTCTTGGTATAAAAGATACAACTAAAAAAGCATTAGAAGATAAAGTATTAGGAATACTTCACGATAAACGTAGTAGTTCAGATTCATTTACTATTCCAACAGCCCACGATAAAAATTCTGAAAAATACAGGCAAGGGAATACTGTTATTGCAATTAATACAAGCAATTGGCAATACTGGTTAAACCAATTAGAACAAATCATAACCCATCATAGAAAGACTAAAACAGAAAATACTTTTAGAAGCCTAATTGATACTATTTCATTGCTTGAAGCACCGCCAGAAGAACTTTTAACAAAGATGAGAGGTGCAAGAAATTCAGCAAATCCAACTCCAGAAAAATCTGTAGCTAAAAAATCTCAAAACTTAATTAATAAAGAGTTAGAGTTAGAAAATGCTCCTAAGATAATTAACGCATTCAAAGATTTTTTCAAAACAAAACCAGGAGGAACTCCTTCATTATCTAATGAGCAATTAGCAAATCTTGAAAGTAAAGTTTCACAACTTGAGCACGATTACAACACTATTAAATATACCTTGCCAGAAAAAAGCTCTTACGGAGCTTTCACACCATTTGTAAGACGATTTTTGACTAATCCTACACTAGAAAATTTAGTAAAAGAAGGCAAGGCAGTAGCGAATGTAGATTTTGATAAATGGTTCCAAGTAGGAGGCAGGGAAAAACAAAATTGGTTCTTCTCAATCATTGCTTATCATATGGAACTACCTGGCATAATTCATCCAATTGAATTTCAAGAAGAAGGCAGGATAAAAATAAGTTTACCTCCATCTGTGCCAGCTAATGGATTATCAGATCCAACTGAGTGGCATAATGCAAGTTTATATAAAGGTAAATTTATTTACAAAAATAGAGAGCTAACAAGAGAAGATAGTAAGATTGCTACCCAGCAAAATTATAAAGGATTGCTTAGTCCAGAACTTGTAGAATTTTATCAACCTAAAGAAACAGATGAAAAAATTGTAAATTCTATTGCAGCAGAATTTATGAAACTCGTATTAGATTCATGGCCTCACGGAGCAATATCAACTGCATCAACTGATCCTAATTATGGAGCTGAAAAAGAAATTCAATCCAAAATAAAAGCAATGCGTTCAAACACTGTGAAATTTTTTGATTTCACAGGATTAGACCCTAAGGCGTTTTATCTAGCAATTGCAAAAAATGGTCTAGATTACGAATTTAGGCGTTGGGCAACTAGAGAAGATTTAATAAAAGCAGATAAATGGATAACGCAAAAAGTTAAAGAATATTATCCAGATCCGGGAGACAACAAAGAACGTAGTATAATCGTTGCAAAGCTTTTTGCAAAAATAAATGAATTATTTCAGCAAGCGGCTAAGACATACGCAAATCAACCTGCTCAAACTGGTAACAAACAAGCAGATGTTCCTGTAAAAAGTGTACCACAAGATTGGATCCAAACTGCAAAAAGACGATTAGGTACAATACATCCTAAGTTTTATGCAAAGACAAGCGATCAAAATCCAGCCTACATTTTAATTTGGGCAAGGGATCCTAGAGCAAAAGATGCTAAAGGAAACGCTATATTGAAAAAAATATATATTGGTCAAATGCGAGCTACTGATTATGAGAAAAATTGGAAAACAACCATACCTATGGAAAATCCAAAGATTGAACCACCAAAAGAAAGCACTAAATCATATAAAAAAGATAACGAGGATAAAGTAATGAATGAAGCAAGTATGAATATCTCAATGAATGGAAACACAAGCCAAGAAGTTCAAGAACTTATGGCACTTTTAAGGAATGCTGGATTACCAGATTCAAAACCTGTAACCGACTTAGATATTAGCCAACCTATGGCAGTAAGTATGCCTGACCCAACAGAAAAACCTTGTGGGTGCGGCGCAATGCACGGCATAGATACTCCTTGTGGAGAATCAGTAGATGAAGAATGGGATAATGCACCTAATGAAGAATATCAAGACGAAGATTATATGTTACAAGATCTGTCAGGCGGAATAAATAGGAAAAAAGAAAAACAAGCAATTCGAGTAAAAGATCCTGCAATTGCATACGAATCAAAATTAAAAAATGAATTAAAATCTAATTTAGAAGAAATGTACAAACGACTTGCAGAAAACGATCCATTTGCTGAATTAGATAAAGCAATAGCTAGTGATGACATGGAAGGTGATTTAGAACGTCAAGAAAAACTAGCTAGATTAAAAATGCTGAAAAAAAATAAAGCAAAAGAAATGGGCGAAGCAACACCAAATGAGTTGATGATGCGAATGAAAAGAGCAACAGGCACAGGCATGGGTGGCAAACAACACTCTCAAAACAAACAATTTGCAAATAACCCCCCAAGTAAAATAAGACCTACAACAGCACCTGGAGCAAACAGTATTGCAGGTAAATTAGCTCAAGGACCAGGAAAGGCAGCAGCACCAAAAGCAGTAGCTGTACCAACATCTGCGTCAGCACCTAAACCAACACTAAGTCCTGACGTACATGCTATGTTAAAAAGTGTCTTTCCAAAACAGTATGCACCAGAAAGAGCTAAAGCAATGTATGATTTGTTACAACAAAAAACAGGTAATGCAATGTCCTTCTTAAGGAAAAAAACCGGCAAACTATAAAAAACAATGAGTAAATCACTTGATGGTGTAATAACTAAAAAAGCAAATCAAACAGAAACTTACACAAATGAACAGATTGAGGATCTTATGAAATGCATGGATCCTCAAGATGGATACTTATACTTCTCTAAAAATTTTGCATATATTCAACATCCTGTAAAAGGCAAATTAAAATTTGATCCATTTGAATACCAAGTAAGGTTATTTAATACATATCATAGTTATAGATTCAATATTAACATGTTGCCAAGACAAACTGGTAAAACTACTTGTGCAGCAATCTATCTAACTTGGTTTGCAATGTTCAATCCTGATCAAACTATTTTGATTGCAGCTCACAAATACACAGGCGCACAAGAAATTATGCAAAGGGTTAGATATGTTTATGAAATGTGTCCGGATTATATAAGAGCAGGAGTTACAAGTTATAACAAAGGCAGTATAGAATTTGAAAACGGTTCTCGTATCGTAAGTGCAACTACAACTGATAATACAGGTAGAGGTATGAGTATTTCTTTACTTTATTGTGACGAGTTTGCATTTGTAGCACCTAATATTGCAGAAGAATTTTGGACATCTATTTCTCCAACTCTTGCAACAGGTGGTCGTGCTATAATCACCAGCACTCCTAATTCAGATGAAGATACATTTGCAACTATATGGAAGCAAGCAGAACAAAAATTTGATGATCACGGAAATGAACAAGAGTTAGGCATAAACGGATTCCATAGTTTTACGGTACATTGGGATGAGCACCCTGATAGAGACGATAAATGGCGTGAAGCTGAAATGGGTAGGATTGGTGAGGAACGGTTTCGTCGTGAATATGGTTGTGAATTTTTAGTTTATGACGAAACCTTAATTAACAGCATTACTTTGGCAAATATGGAGCCAAAAGATGTAATTGTTAATATGGGTCAAACCCGTTGGTATGAAAAAATAAAAGCAGATGCAACTTATGTAGTTGGACTAGACCCTAGTATGGGAACAGGCGGAGATTTTGCTGCTATACAAATAATAGAATTACCTACTTATAAGCAAATAGGTGAATGGCGTCATAACACTACAGCAATACCCGGACAGGTTAGGGTATTAAAAGATATTTGTGATTATATTGAATCAAAGTTAGATAATAAGAATGGAATATATTGGAGTGTAGAAAATAACGCGATAGGAGAAGCAGCTCTACTAGTAATAAACGATTTTGGTGAGGAAAATATTCCTGGGTTATTTATAAGTGAGCCAATAAGAAAAGGTCACGTAAGGAAATTTAGAAAAGGGTTTAATACAACGCATGGTTCAAAAATAACATCTTGTAGTAAACTTAAAATAATGATAGAATCTAATAAGATGGAAATAGCTAGTGGTCCTTTGATAAGCGAACTTAAAAATTTTGTAGCAACAGGGTCTACATACAAAGCAAAGCTTGGCGAAAGCGACGATCTGATAAGTGCATTATTATTATGTCTTAGAATTATTACTGTTTTAAGAGATTGGGATCCTAGAATATACAATAGTTTTAAAAGCATGGAAGAAGAAGAAGATTACCAAGCACCAATGCCTATCTTTGTCAGTACGAATTATTGATAAATACTTTTATGGAAAAGAATATAAATTTTATAGGTGAAGAGTTGTTTAACAAAATACGAGGAAGATGTCCTCGTATTACACTTGGGGACAAAGACGGTAACGTAACAAATAATCCTCAAGAAGCGAGATTTTTTGATTTCGACTATAATGAAAGCAGTACCTCATTAGGAAAAGTAAGTATTAGCTTAGACGAAACAAGTTTAAATGTAATGTTTGCACAAAATTTTGTTGAAAATCAAGATAAAATTACAAAGAAAAATTGGTACAATTTTTTAAGAGAATTACGACATTTTAGTATGAAAAGACTTTTGAACTTTGATATACAAGATATTACTAAAAGTAATCTTAATAAAAGAGATTATCAATTTTTAGCCCAAACTGTTGGAGAAGGAAAAATGACAGAATCAAAATTATACGGAACTAGTAAAACTAGTTATCAAGATATCGGATCTGCAAGAATAAGTATTAAGCATTCACAACCAGTCAATCATGCTTTACAAAGCGGAAGGACGCAGTACATTGAAAATATATATGTAGAAAATGCGGAAGGCGAACGTTTTAAATATCCAATCAAGCATTTGAATGGCGCACGAGCAATGGCAAGACACGTCTCCGAAGGCGGCACAATGCATGATGATTTTGGCAAGCACATTGTAGGTCTGAGCGAAGAATTAGGTAAACTAAAAAAGTTTAAAAACTATGTAAGTCGGTCAAGTGTTATGGCAGAAGGCTTATCTGAATATGCAGACATTGTAAATGACCGTATTACAACTGTAAAGAAAACTATCGAAAGCATCCAAAAAGAAAATAGATATCGAGAAATGGTAGAAAATTTCAGTAATGAAGATCTACAAGAAGTTCCACAAGATGTTGCAGAAAATTGGATTGATCAATTAACTATCAAGCAATTCAACGAAGAATTACAAGAAGTGTTTCCTTATATTTACAAATTAATTAGCGAAAAACAAGCTACGAAAATTACTGCTGACAATATTATTGATGAAGTAGACAGTGAAGAAGATATAGAAGAAGCTGAGAAAGATGAAGATACATTCAATGAATTTGCAGAATGGGCAGACGAGATGATAGATAATGCTCTTTCAGAAGATGATCTTAAGCCTAAACAAAGAGTACCAGTTACAGAATTTATTCTAAGCATGTATGATAGAGAAACAGGCCAGTTTCCTAAGGGAGAAACTGCTGTTTTAACTGCTGTGGAAAAGGATTATGGCGAAAATCTAATCAATCCAGCCAAACAATTTATCGAAGCTATCAATCAAAAGTTCCAAGAATACCACGGTTATAACGCTGATGACGATGGTGTTTTGATGGATGATGATTTTGAAGAAGACTTAATTGATCCGAAACCAAAAAGTGATAGACGATATTTTGTAGTTCCTAACATGGAAGATTATTATGACATACAGAATGACAGAAGATTTGCCGGTTACATAGAAGTTGCTGATGAAAATTCAGAAGTCATGGTATTGCCTAATTCTGCGTTCCATAAATTAAAAATGATGTATGGCAATAAAATACACGAAGTTGATCCGCAATTCACAAAGACCTACGAAAACGATGTAGACGAATCCGGTTTACAATATCATATTGGTAAAAAGAAATATGGTAAAGATGGCATGGCTGCACTTGCTCAAGCAGGAAGAGATGGCGCCAATCAAGAAGAGCTTGGTAGAATTAAAGATAAGTACAGTACAGAAGCACAAGATATTTTGAAGCTTGCTGGAATAGCATAAAAGGAAATTATGAAATTATTTTTTACTGTAGCGGCTGCAACTATTTTACTCGCAGCTTGTACTACACCACACAGAGAACACCATATGTCACGAATGCATGCGCACGATCATTGCAATTCATGGCAACATCATGATCATGACGATCAACACGGAAGTTCATACTGGCACACACACTGCACAGATGAACACAAATAATCTATCAAATCAGTAATTTAATTATTGACATTTGGTAAATACTCGTGTAGCATATATGTTTGTGCTACACATTTAAGGCAACAGCTAAGGCACATTTAACAATTTATAGAAAGGCATATTATGGCAACTTTAGCAGAAATTCGAGCAAAACTCAAAGAACAAGAATCAAGACAAGGTGGAAACACATCCGGTGGTGATAACGGTATCTATCCCTTTTGGAATATGGCAGAGGGTACTACTGCATCTCTTAGGTTCCTTCCAGACGGTGACAACAACAATACTTTTTTCTGGCGAGAGCGACTAATGATCAAACTTCCTTTTGCAGGTGTAAAAGGAGAAACCGATAGTAAGCCAGTACAGGTACAAATCCCTTGTATGGAAATGTATGGCGAGAGCTGTGCCATCCTTAATGAGGTACGTGGCTGGTTTAAAGATCCTAACCTAGAAGAAATGGGTCGTCGATATTGGAAAAAGCGTTCATATCTTTTCCAAGGATTTGTAAATGATGATCCACTAAAAGAAGAAAGTGTTCCAGAAAATCCTATCCGTAGATTTATCATTGGGCCTCAAATCTTCCAAATTATCAAGCAAGCACTAATGGATCCAGACATGGAAGAATTGCCAACTGATTATACAAGTGGTATTGACTTCCGGCTTAATAAAACGTCTAAAGGAGGCTTTGCTGATTACTCAACAAGTAATTGGGCACGTAGAGAGCGTCCACTAAACGACAAAGAAATGCATGCAATTAATTCATTTGGTTTGTTCAGCCTAAATGATTTCCTTCCAAAGAAGCCAACTGATGTTGAGATTAAAATCATGCAACAGATGTTTGAAGCAAGTGTTGACGGAGAAGCCTATGATAGTGATCAGTGGGGTCAATACTTCCGCCCAGCAGGAATGTCTGCAATGACTGGAGATCCTAATACTAGTGTAAGTTCTACTCCTACTACAACTACTGTAGTTGAAACAAAAGAAGAAACTGTAACAATAAGCGAACCTGTAGTAGCAGAAACTTCTAGTGGCGGAGATAACGCAAAAGACATCCTTGCAATGATCCGAGCAAGACAAGCAGACTAACACATATTAGCAAGGAACAATTTGTTCCTTGCATTCTGACTTTTTAAGGCATAATTATGGCAAAAGCATTTGATCCAAGTAAATTTAGAACACAATTAACAAAATCTATTACAGGCATGAGTGCTGGTTTTAATGATCCAACTGATTGGATTTCAACTGGCAACTATGCACTAAACTATCTTATTTCAGGCGATTTTCACAAAGGCATTCCATTAGGTAAAGTAAGTGTATTTGCAGGCGAATCTGGTGCAGGTAAGAGTTATATTTGTGCAGGTAACATTGTAAAAGCAGCACAAGACCAAGACATTTTTGTTGTGCTTATCGACAGTGAGAATGCACTTGATGAAGACTGGCTTAGGAATTTAAACGTTGACACAAGCGAAAAAAAGCTACTTAAATTAAACATGAGTATGATTGATGATGTAGCTAAAACTATCTCAGTTTTTATTGACGACTACAAAAATTTAGAAGGAGAAGACAAACCTAAAGTACTATTTGTTATCGACAGCTTAGGCATGTTACTAACACCAACTGATGTTGATCAATTTGGTAAGGGCGATCTTAAAGGTGATATGGGCAGGAAACCTAAAGCACTTACTGCACTTGTAAGGAATTGTGTTAATATGTTCGGCAGTCATAACGTAGGACTTGTAGCAACAAATCATACATATGCTAGTCAAGACATGTTTGATCCAGATGATAAGATTTCAGGTGGACAAGGTTTTATCTATGCAAGTAGTATTGTAGTTGCAATGAAAAAACTCAAACTAAAAGAAGACGAAGACGGTAACAAAACTTCAGAAGTGCAAGGTATCCGTGCAGCTTGTAAGGTAATGAAAACACGTTATGCAAAACCGTTTGAAGGTGTACAGGTTAAGATTCCTTATGAAACCGGTATGAATCCTTACAGTGGTCTTGTTGACCTTTTTGAAAAGCAAGGACACCTTGTTAAAGACGGAAATAGGTTACGATATATTGACAGTGAAGGAAATGAACACAAAGAATACAGAAAAAATTGGACTGGCGAACTATTAGATATGGTGATGCAAGACTACCCAAATAAACGTAAAGATATAAATACTCCATCTATGGAAGAGGAGATTATAGAGGATGACGGAACAGCAGATAGTTGAAATTTGGAGTTTATTCCGAGAACACTGTGATAAGAAACAGTTAACAGTTGCAGCAGAACATTTTGTAGAACTACTTGCAGACTTTGGAACAACAGATGATGCAATGAAAAATTCATTAGGAAATTGTAACACACTTGATATTGCAATTTCCTATTATCTAGACATAGACGAGGATGAAGAATATTGAAAGGATAAATGGGCTGGTATAGCGAAGTAGCAAGAGACATTGGAAAAATTCCGGATGCTATATTGCATTTTGAAACTGAATTAAGAGATGCAAAACTTGAATGTAAGGTTAAAGGAAATGTTGAAAAACTTGCTGCAGAGCTTCCGGGAATTGTAGAACATCGTTTCAATCAATTGCAAGAAATAGAAGCTATATTAAATTATTTGAATATTGAACTAAGGAAATTACGAAGCTCTTTTTTCAAAAAGTATTTAGAAAATTATCAACGAGCATTGTCTAGTCGCGATGTTGAAAAATATGTAGACGGAGAACTAGATGTAGTTGATTTTGAAAAAATAGTAAATGAGTTTGCCTTATTAAGGAATAAATGGTTAGGAATCCTTAAAGGGCTTGACCAAAAACAATGGCAAATAACAAATATTGTTAAATTGCGTGTAGCTGGTATGGAAGATGCTTCTTTATGATATTTCATTGTATATACAAACAAGGAGACGAGAGATCTGAAATTTATTTACAAGAAGCATTACAATCTGCAAAAAAATTTAATATTCTTGCACAACCGTATCCAGGTATATATTCTAATATAGACAACATAATAAAAAACGAACAGTTATTTATAAATCCATTAGGAAAATATAAAATAAAACATAATGGTGTTTTAGGCTGTTTCCTTTCACATTATTTTTTATGGCACAAATGCCTAAGGAAAAGGATTCCTATTGGTATTTTAGAATATGACGCAATTTTTAGAAAACCCCTTCCAAATTTTGTAACCACAAAATTTAGTCACTATCTTCATTTAGACTACAATAGGCATATATATCTAGACCATCCCGATTACAATTACTTGACAGAAGTAGAAAAAGATCATAGACCATTTTCTATACAAGAATTAAAAGAAAAGAAAGAAAAAGCAAAACTTACTAGACCTTTCAAGTACATTAACAATAATAATATTAGAGGTGCATTCGGTTATATTATTAAGCCTGCAGGTGCAAGATTATTAATAGAAGCGACAAAAAAATATGGCATCTTACCAGCAGATATTCAACCTAACTTACTGTATTGTAAAATACATTATTCTGTACCAAGTATAGTAATGTTAAATCCTACGTCATTATTTGAAAGAACTAAATATTCACATACAACAAACGATAGGACATTTAATTAATGGATGATAATTTTACAAAGATAAAAAATTTATTAACTTATACCACACTCAGTGATAAAACTTACAATGGTCGAAATTATGATGCAGGTTATCACACTTTAAACATACATGGAAAAACAATTTTAGGACAACGGAAACCTTTATATAGATTAGAAAATCTTAATTACAATTTTCAAGAAAAAATAATTTTAGATATAGGTTGTAATCAAGGCGGAATGCTTTTTGAACTACAAAATAAAATAAAAGAAGGTGTTGGAATAGATTATAATCCTAAATTAATTAATGTTGCTACACGGATTTCAAATAGTCATAATTACAATAATTTAAGTTTTTATACTTTTGATTTAGATAATGAAGATCTTAACCTTATTATAAATTTTTTAAACAACCCAATAGATGTAATTTTTCTTTTATCAGTGTGTATGTGGATAAAAAATTGGGAAAATTTAATTGCTTGGGTATATCAAAATAGTAATTACTGTTTATTTGAGACAAATGGAAAATCAGCAGAACAAATAAAACAAATAGAAGTTTTAAAAAGTTTTTATAAAAAAGTTGACATAATACGCGAAACAAGCGACGATGATCCAAAACAAAAGAAAAGGTCTACCCTTTGGTGTCAGAAATAAATATTTTAACACTTAAAGGAATAATAATAGAAGGTTTAGGAGGTTCAAATATTTGGATGAAGAATTATATGCCTTCTTTGTATCCAGGCACTTTAAATGTATTATTAGATACCCATAGACCTGACATCCAATGGCATTCTGAATACACTATTACTGATGGAAATTTACAAGGTAAAAAAATTAAAATTGGAAATTGTTGCATAAATGATATACCTGCAATAATTATAAAACCTCCTGATTTTAATTACAAAAAGCGTCCTAATTGGGTTGAAATTGGACATACAGAAAAATTAAGAAATATCTTAAAATTAAAAACCGGAGATTGTGTAAGCATAAAATTTACACACGGAACAAAATCGTTTATCAAAAAAATTATCGTGAATAATGCCAATTTACATTAGGAGAATATACTAGCATGTATAAAATTTTTATCGGATATGATTCTAGAGAAGATATTGCATACAAAGTGTGCGAAGACAGTATAATAGAAACTACAAAGGCAAAATTTGATATAGAAATAATACCTTTAAACTTAAAAGAATTAAGAAAAGAAGGTCATTATTATAGAAGAGTTGATCAGTTAGGATCAACTGAATTTACTTTTAGTAGATTTTTAGTTCCATATCTTTCAGGATTTGAAGGATGGGCATTATTCATTGATTGTGATTTTTTGTTCTTACATGATGTACAAGAATTATTTAAGTATACAATTAATGCAGATAACTATGCCGTATTATGTGCAAAACATGATTACAAACCTAAGAAAAAAATAAAGATGGATCATAGACGACAAAGTATATATCCGAGGAAAAATTGGAGTAGTTGTGTATTATGGAATTGCGGTCATCCTAAGAAT